GAAGTATAATTAAGAGTCTCACCCATCTGTCATGTGCAGTAATAGGGTTCTTCCAACATCATGTGTCTGCTTCTATTAGACTTACAGGACGTAATTTCTCTGCTGAACAGAGACAACCATAGATCCTTGCATTTGTCAGACTAGTTGGAAGGTTTGGGGCGTAGGAACCACATATCCCTCAACATTTATATAATAGCATTAAAAAACCCCCTGTATAGGGGGTGTGTGACAGTTTGTGATGTGTCTACTAAGCGTTCTCCCACGTGATATTTCCTTTATCATCAACAATATACGCTTGAATGTAATGATCTGCGTCAGGACACTGTGATTCTTTTGGAAACCAACCAGAAGCAGAGAGTGCTCCATACTCTTCACTTGTGAATTGTAACACGTTGAACCTTTCATTCTTTAATAGGTCAAGTATATCCTCATCAAGAATAGATGTATAATATGTTGTGACAGTTGCTTTTTTGGTTGCATCCAACTTCTTAAAGTTATCAAAATTCATGTACAAGCATGTACATTCATTTGCAACACAATATGCTGCTATCATATCAAATAACTGTAATGGTATTCCTTGTTGAATCATATCATTTCTCCATTAGTCAACTCATCATTAACTTGCTGAATAATCTTCTCTAAGAAATCCTTACGAGCTGCTACTTCATCAGCTGTTGCTTCAAGTGATGGTGGTATCTTTCTTTGATTATATTCTGAGATTAACAATTCAAATGTATTCTTTTCAGTTAAATTCTTAACTAACATATACTGAGTGAGTTGTTCTCTGTATTGTTTCAGATAATGTAGTCCAAGTTTCATGAACTGTGTATCTGTTGCAAGATAATCTACACCAGGATTCTCAACCTTCCATATCTTATTATAAAACTCTGGAGAAATAGGAAATTTAATATTATCAATATTATTATTAAACTCAGTTGTTGATGTAATATCTCTTAGTTTTTGTCTGTATGTAACATACTGTGCTTTCTCATCAGCAGATAATGGTGAATCAGTAATGGATTGAGTCCAATCAGTTTCTGATAATAAGAAATTTCTAGCCATTCTTACAGTTAATGGAGAAACCGCTTGTTGCTTAGAATATAATCTACCAAGTTCCTCTTGATATTCCTGATTCTCAATAGAATCAATTAAGAAGAATGCTTCAACTAGTTTATCTTTAAGAGCAGTTGCTACATCATTACCAACTTGCTCCATCTCATAATCTTTCCACTCATCAACATTCTTGGCAAAGTTTCTTACAAACTTTCTACGTTTAGCAGACCAAGAACCATTACTATACCAATAGAAATTGATTAACTTATCCTTATCTGTATCCCAATTAGGATATAGAATAGGCACTAAAGTATCTTTCCAGTACGATTCGGGAATAACTTTCTCAACATCTTTATAGTCAAGAGTTTGGTTAATTACATCTAACTGTAATTCTAATACAAGATCCTGTGCTGCCATTGTGTTACATATTCTCCATATTTATTTAGAAAGCTTTAATCAAGTACTTACAAGTTCTGTAAGCTTCAATCATTGGTACATCTCCATCTGGTACAATAGATGCAATTGGTTCAATCTTGGTTGTTGATTTTAATGTGACAGTTGCTTCACCAGCACTTAAACCAGATTGGTATGTTGCACTGTTTGGACCTTCAATAGTATAATTTAATGAATCAATAGCCATTTTACTAATTGCACCAGATTCAGGTACAAATACATCCTCGGTTACTTTCTTTCTCCAATAGATACACTCAACTATACCATAATGATCTTTATCTTGACCAGTATCATTAGTAGCACCTGGTGCTGGCATTGGTTGTTCTAACATAAACTTAGTATCAGGTGCTTGTGCTGGTGTTGGTACTTCAACTGTAAATGTACGCCATTGTGTATCACCAGAATCACCATCAGCATTACCACTAGTTGTACCAGTATCAACAGCATCTATATTACCAAGAAGATCATCTTCTAAAGTTTGAGAAGAATCAATAATAGTACCCATAGGGTTCCAAGTTGAGCTTCCAGACAACTGATATTTAACTTGTAATACTTCCTCTGAATAGTCACCACCATTTATATTATTTCCTCTTGCTGCTTTAACAGAGAAATATGCAACATTAGTAGTATCAACTGCTTTTAATACAGCAAACCTGTTACCAGCATCACTACCAAGAGCACCACCAAACTTCAAGTACTTATCATAAGTGTATGTATTACTAGGAGTACTCAACCCAGTTACAACACCAGTAGATGTATTGATAGTTGCATTGGTATAACATCCACCACCAGATCCATGCATAACATAAACCATTGGTGCTTCAGTATATCCACTGCCACCAGCAGTAAGAGTAAATGATGTAACTCTATTATTCTGAAGATTTGCTGTTGCAACAGCACCTGATCCACCACCACCTATAAAGTATACTGTTGGTGCTTGATTATTTGGCAATTTAAATGCACCTACATCACCAGTACCAGCACCATCATTCTCCATAGTAATATCCCACTTATTCTTATCCTTTGATGCTGAAGTAACCCACTGACCTGTTGAAATTACTACAGTTCCACCAGTATATCCTGTTATAACACCAATTTGTAAGCGAATCCGTCCACCTTGACCACTATCAGAATTTCCTGAAGTTTGTCCACCCATTGATACACCACTTCCACCTCCACCAACAGTATAATTGCATGAGGTTGGAGCTCCAGCATCTTGCCAATCACCTGAAGTTATCCATACACCACCAGCACCTCCACCACCAGCTCCAGCAGTCCAATAATCATTATTATATGCAACAGTAAGAGATGCACTACCATTAATATCACTATGATTTGCTTTACTACCACCTGAGAAATAAGAATTTGAAAATGCACTTGCACCTTGATATCCACCTTGTCCACCACCGTGGTCAGCAGGTCCACCATCACCACCTTTAGCACCTTGTTGTCCTGATTGGTTGACACCGCCGCCTCCACCGCCGCCGCCTCCACCAATACATCCAGCAGTACCACCAGCTTCACCAGCATCAATATCTAAAACAGGAAATCCACTACTACTGAAAGGTGATTGAGATGCTTTTCCAGATGTACCAGCACCATTATCATATCCTGAACTTCCTTCTCCACCACCGCCACCAGCACCTGCAATAACTTGACCACCACGATATAATACGGTTGCAGCACCACCACCGCCACCCATTGCAAACTGTTGAGCTCCATTTTGTCTCTGTCCTTTTCCACCAGCACCACCTCTAGCACTGTGCCATGAACATCCTTGAGCAGAGTGTAGATACTGACTACCACCTTCTATTTGAACACCAGTACAAGGATTAGTAGTTCCACCTCCACCTCCTAGTCTAACTCTCCATGCTTGATTTTTAAAGTTTGCATACTCATTACTAGAAAGTTGTACAGTTAATTGTGCTCCTTGACCAGGAACCTGACTATGCTGTAACCATCCTTCTCCACCCTTTCCACCCTTTAATACAAACGTAGCAGAAGTAATAGTATCAAAATTTGATGTTGGGAACGTACCATCAGTATTCTGACTTGATTGACCATTAGAAAATGTTATAGTACATTGTTCTGTATTAGTTTGTGGAGTAGCAGTCATAGTAAGAGTTCCAGACTGTCCACCTACAAGTACGTTAGCACCAGAAGAACCATCTCCTTTATTCATAACCTGATTAAAACCACCAGAACCACCTGTATTAGGATCTGTTGCTTGTGCAGTTTTAAATAATTTTGAACCAGTACCAGCAGCACCAGCACCACCAGAATAACCTCCACTTGGTCCAACAGTACTTCCTGATGGTGCTAAATCACTAGTACCACCACCAGCACCACCTTGACCTGGTGTACCTCCATCAGCACCTAGACATCCTTTACCTTTCTTTCCACCCTCTGCCTTGATCCATAATTTATTACCACTATCAAATTTAAATTCAGTATCACTACCATCATTACCATCAAGAGTACCAGCACCACCTGATCCACCACCACCTGTCATGGTTATCTTATATGCAGATGGATTATTTAAACTAGAGAAACTAACGGATGCACTACCAGAATCCCAAGTCTGATCAAAACTCCAGTCATATATTGGATCTCCTGGATCTTGAATTGTCTCTCTGCCACCAATTATAGCGTCACCATATGGTGTACCTTTAGCAGACTGAAATGTTGGTGGTGGAACAAAAGTTTGTTTCTGCCATGTACCAGCATTTGCACCACCAGATGCAAGATATTTCTGTTCAGAAAGAGGAGTATCTGCATCATCAGCAGCATTTCTAGGATTCGCAATTGATCCAGCATCTCCTGCACCACCTTTATAATCTAAAACATCATAGGTAGCAACATCAAGAGATGTATTTGGTCTTCTCAATAAACCATGTGTATGTCTTAATACCTGACCATTAACAGGTTCAAATCTATCAACTCTTTTAGTTGTTTGTGTATATGATCTCAGATATCTATCACCAGAACTCTCTGCAATATCAAATTGATCATTTGGAGTTGCTGAATATACAGCATGAGTATGTTGTGGAGGACCACTTAATTTCTGATCATCCATCTTAATGGTAACTGTATGAGATCCAATAATATCAGAAGATACTGAATCTGATACCAAATCATATCCTGTAGTTATTATTCTACCAAGAGAGAAGTAATTATCTTGCTGATCTGTATCAAGATACCAAGCACCACCAGTAGTTCCAACACCAAGATTACTATTACCAATATTAGGTGAGTTGTTACCATACACAGGACCATTACCAACAACTTTCTTAGCAACCATATCAGGAACTTTAAATGTTCCTAAATTCTGATCACCTAACCACTCCATTACATTAAGCTTAGTAATTTTAGTTACTACACCTGTTGTTGGATGAACTCTAAGAACAGTTATAATTGCTTGAACACCAGCATATGACCAACTTACAGTACCATCAGATACTGTTCCTGTAGTATGTGTAGGTGCAGTAGAACCTGCATTACCGCCACTTGTAGCAGTGTACACCTTACCAACATTAAATACTTGATCTCCTGTAGCATACAATTTTCCAGACAACCATGCCTCACCTACAGTAATAGTAGGAACAGATGTATATCCAGTACCACCAGCAGTTAGAATAAATTTACTAACACTACCAGTAGCAATTTCAACCTTTCCTTCTGCTGTATAATTTACTGGTGTTGCTGTTGGTGGTGCAGAAAATGTTATTGATGGAGCACTAGTGTATCCAGATCCAGCATTAGTTATAGTGACACCCTCACTTGCTAATCCACCATAATCATTAGATATAATTTCATATAATGCTGGAAAATCACCAATATTATACTCTGATCCATCACAATACAAATATCCTGGATGTGTATATGCTGGATCATCACCATTCTGATATGCATTACCAGAAGTCTCAGTTAATCCTGGATAAGGAGCAGCAGTTGATTTAATAAACTGATGATCGTATGAATTCTTTTCTGTTTTAAATGTAGGTACAATAGCTCCAATGGGAGTAGTTTCTACACAATAATCTGTATAGTATCCCTTTCTGGTATTTCTATAACTCTGTGATGATACGGTCATGTCTTTATTAAATACTCCATTATAATAAATGGTTGTGTTGCAGAATCAATTGAATGTGATGCATCCTCACCAATAGTAATTGTTGTTTTAAGATTCTCTGGTTCTAATTCTAACGCTCTAGTCTTTACTTTATAACTGTGATTACCACCGTTAACATTATCATCTGGTTCAAGTCTTATTCTATGAGTATGAACAGTTGGGTCACCAGATTCTTGAGCCAAATCTGATGTTTCTGTCAATTCAGAATTAACAGATAATATTGATCGTCTGGTAGTTACTCCTTCTTCACTATTTAATGGTAAAACATCTGCTAGACTAACATTGTTACTGTCTACAGGAACACCAACAGCACCAGCAACATATGTAGCTGCTTCTGTAATCTTAGCATCACCGTCAGCGTTAGTATCGTCCTGTCCCATGTAAGGAGCACAACCAATAAAGAAAGGTAATATAGTAAATGTCTGCATATAATAGGTAGTATTAACACCATTGGCAGATCCAACAGTATGTTCTCTATCAATCTTTGTAGGTTTATTTAAAATACATCCATACTTATATTCTTGAGCACCATACCCATCTATACATCCACCCCAATATACAGTATCATTGATAGGATGATTATGAAAGATTGGTGTACCACTCCAACTTGTACCAGTATTAGGGTTCCATGCTGTAATAGCTTTACATGTATTCTGTGCTAATCCATCAGGATTACCCGATGAACCATAAACATTACTCTCATTATCATTACCACCTTGAGCATAATATGTTTTACTTTGTTGTGATGACTGTGTATACCTTGTATTATCTAACCAGTCTTCAATATCAATTGTTGTAGCAGTCCATCTACCAGTATATCCATACATTGCTGGTGTGTCATTAGTAACACTATTGGTAGTCTCCATTGTTCTAGGTTTCACACCTTGATGGAAATGAGCATGAGGATGAATAGCAACATCTTCTACTGATCCTGATTCTGTATAATGTGTAGTACTACCATATTGATATGATGGTTTTCCTGGTATAGGAATTTCTTGACTAGGAACAACAATTGTTCCACTATATGTTAAAGGAATAACTCCATCAGTTCCTTGTGTTACTGTTGCATCTATTCCAATTCCTGATCTACTCTTCTCAATTCCTTGCTTATTCTCCTTCCTTATATTATTATACACACCAGTATTAGCACCTGAAGTTGGTTCAGGATACTTTGATCCTAAATCAGGAACCATGAATTGATTATCTGCTACAGTATCAAAATCAGATCCATCTAAATTAGTTCTCTTAAATGTAGTATTACTTCCTATACCAAGAATAGCAGCAAGTTGTGGATAATCTTCTGCTTGATACCTAGTACCATCACACTTCAAATATCCTGCTGGTAAATTAACTGGATTAAATCCATCATCAGGTGCTCCATCATATTCAACGGGCCAAATTATTATTTGACCAGTAAGATTACCATACTTAGATCTTTCTTTTGAATAAAACTTTGCCATTAGAATGCTTTAATAATGAACGTAGTAGTTACAGAAGGTTGTGCTGAATCTATAGAAATATTTAGAGCATTTGGTATGGCATCTGGTTGTAATGAACTACCATTTGCATTAGCAGCAGTATATGTTGTTAGAAAAGTTCCTGCTTGTGTTGGCATTGAACCTGTATGCTGAAATATCTCAAAACTATCATGATTATGAGATTTAAACTGACCACTAAGAGGATTCTTAAGTGGCCCTGTTGTATTCAAACTTGTAGGATAAGTAGCATGTCTAAACTTAAGTTCTATCCCTGATGATCCAGAATCAGCTTTAATTGGCCAATTCAAATTTAATTTATATGCTCCACTAGTCAATCTTTCCATACTTAATATCTGTGTTCCTTCTTCTAGATACTTATATTTGACATCAGCACTAGCTGTAGTAACATACATCAAAGGAGTTATCTTATCCCACTGATACCACCAAGTTGCTGGTTGGCTATTTGGATCACCATACACTCTTCTGATATCTACTCCAGTAGGAAGAGTAATATTCATTGCACCAGCAGAAAATACCACGTCATCTACAAAAAATGCTTGCATTTCTTCTGGATGATCTGATATACCTCCCTTAATTGGTGGACTATTAGCAGGATTACTAAGATCAGTATATCCTAAAAAGTTTGGTCTTCCTCCCTCTTCAACTGGTCTCGGAAACATACCCTTATATGCTGGTTGTTTATGAGTATCCATTGGTATTGTCTGAGGTATTTCTTGTGTTACACCATTTTGACCAATAGATTGTGTATATGTAGGATCTTTATGTCCAGAACCTCTATCATCATTACTAACTGCTGTTCTTGCTGTTCCCAAATGTGATTTCTTCCATTCATCATCACCTGCTGGTATGTAACCCCAATAATCTTTACCATCAGTATCTGAAATATACTCCTTAAACCCACTCATCATTGGCAATGAATCTTCCATATCACTAGTAGCATAATAAGTTATCTCTGCTCTACCATTAGCCCATGATGGTAAAGTAAGACCAGGAGTAACCTCACATGATACAGGACTCCTTGTTGCAGCAGTACATATATCAGGTTTTGCATCACCAAACATTCTTACAGGGTTCATGGGTACATGAAAAGGTTGACCACCAGCCGAACGAACATTAGCTGATGGAATAGTATCAGAATGTCTGTGTCTGGGAGTATGATTCATACCCAACTTACGACTTAATGTATATACACTTTCATTAAAATCAGGAGAATTTAATTGGATACCAGTATACTTAACATATAATGATCCAGATAAGTTAAGAGTAAATTCTAATGCTGCTACTGCTTCACGTTGTGTATTAATAGGTGTTGTTTGTCCTAAATCTTTAACTGCATCACCAAGAACTTGAGCAGCATCAGTCTGATTAAATTGATATTTTGGATCAGCTAAATGAGATGGTTCTAAATCAACAACAACATACGAAGATAAGTTTGGTAATCCAAATGATGCAGTACTATCTTGATACGGGAATACAGGACTACCAGTAGTCATGTCACCACCATAAGTATCTCCAAGTTCAGCAGCTAGCAATGGATAATCTTTAGCCATTAAATTCTGCTGCCCTGTACAAGTAATCCACCCTTTAGGAATATTAGATGGAAGATTACCTTTTCCACCATCTCCTCCCCAAGGCATGATCGTGCCAATTCTGGCAGCTCTCATAGATTTAATTGAATCGTATCTTGCTGACATAGATTATAACTCCTGTAACCACCATCCTCTTAGAGAAGATGGAATTGTTTGTGTTTCTGTAGATCCTTCAATATCTACTGTTCCGACATAAACAAGACCAAACGATGCATTCCTTGTTTGAACAATTAGTTCACCTGAATCCCAAAGAGGATCGGTTGCACCCTGACCAGCTGCTATAGTGGACCCACTGGAGTCACCTTGAATAGGAACTGCTGTATTATTTACCTTCTTAGCTCTTATAACAAGACTTGTGTTATAAGTTAAGTTACCAGAAAGTTCAATAAACCTAATCATATCACCTGTCTGTGCATCATCTGGAAGATATAATATTATATTATTTCCACTAGTAACATTAATTAAGTAGTTCTGGTTAATCTTCAACGGATTAGTTTGTTGCTGTCCAATACCTTGACCAGAATCAAACTGAACATATGTATATCTTCTACCACCACCAGCAGTCCAATACTTCTCAATACCAAACGAGTCAATAGCATTACTCTGATAAATCTTGAAGTCTTTTGGACCTTCTGTACCAGTACCAGCACCACCAAGATTATCAATATGGAATATAGCATCAGTTTCGTCAGGTGCTACACTAAGTTTACCCTCCTGATAATACTTGTATCCGAGGTCAACACTACCGTCAAATGCAGTAACTTTAAACTGAGTATCAGTAGAACATAATCCAGTACCAATACATGATTCATAATAAACTTTAAGATCACTATAGAAGTTACCTTCACCCTTAACAGTCAAACCTGCTTTATTGATCTTAGGATCATTAACTGCTCCATCACCAACGTGACCATCATCATTAGCAATAGAAGCAATCAGTGTCTTGCCATCAGAACCATACATTCTAAGGACACCACTATGGATTTCCAAATCATCATGGATAGTAGTCTTACCACCATTGTATAGATCTATTATTGGATCTCCACTAGTGTTTGCACCTGACCTGTAACTCTTAGGTTTCTTAACTGCACCATCTGGATCCAGACCAGCAGTAGGATTCCAAATATTACCACCATGAACACTATCAGGTCTAAACCACTCTGTTCCTATTCTCACATAGGTAAGATAATCAAGTTTTGGAGCAATAATATCTCCATCCTTCAATGGAATCTCTAATCTAATATCACTCTGGTTAGGTGTTCTTGCTTTAAGAGTTGTATCGTTCTTTCTAGCATCACGTGTAGCAGGTATATCACGTAATAATGTTGTTTCTCCCATAGGAATTAAAACAACAACATTATCACCTGCTGACCAAGTTGTTGCTGTTGTATCTTCTACACCTCTACCACCATTAGGATATGTTGAATTAGAACCAGTAGGTAAGAAGTACTTACCAGCATTAGAACCAGTTCCTTCATATGGAGCATCAGTTAACTGAATAATCTCAATCTTACCAGGAACTGTTGCTGTGTCATCAACATATATTGCGACCAAATCACCAGTAGCAAATGCAAGATGATTTCCAGCAATTTGAATATTGGTATCAACAGCAGCTGTATTAGCACCAATAGTTGTCTTAGGACCAGTTGTCTGAATTGATAGAGGATCATGCCTATATGAGTAAACCTTATCACTACCCTTAGTATATGCAGCAGGAGCTGTTCCGAATTGCTCGGCAAGCATGAATACTGTTGCATGTGTATTACCAATAACAGTATCACCAGTACAAGTATCAACTTCAAATGTAGTGATACCAGATCCATTATTAATAGTTAACTTTCTATTTGCAAGATCATTAACATATGGTGTAGCACACTTACCATTAACTGTGAGAGATCCAGTTATCTCTTGGTCACCAACAATAGTCACCTTACCAGTTACAGAATCTACAACAAAGACATCTTCTTCACCAGCAGCACCAGAACATCCATTTCTAATGATAAACTTCTTAGCAGTCTCAATAAGTGTAGTCTTAAGTTCTAAGATTTCACCTGTATCTGGATTTGTACTATCATCACGTGAAAGAAGTACATAATCACCTGGAGCATTTACATCAACAAATTGTGGGTTAGCAACAATCTGTCCTTGTGCATTAGTCTTAGTAGAACTTTGTCTAGATTCACGACCAATTAAAACACCACCAAACTGAGCAAGATAAACATCTGCTTCAGTACCAGTTGCATTAATTGATTGAGTCAACCAAGTAGAATCATACTGTACTGTACACTTGTAAATAGCAGTCTCATCTTCATGACCATCAGTAGAATTCTGAACAGGAAGTGTTGTATTAAGATCACCAAATGGTTGTCTTGTTACACTAATATAATATGGAGCACTAGCAACACGTGGAAGACCAGCAACCTTAACAAATTCAGAATGTCTATTGGATTGTTCAACAGTATCTAACAATAAAATATCATTAACATTGAACCAAAGATCTCCATTTTGATCTACTGGCTTCCACTTCAATGGAAGATAGAACTCACCAGCAGGTAGTGCAGGTAATGTAGGATCACCAGCAGGAATACCTGTAGTTATCTCATTACTCCATGAAGCATTACCCCAATCACCAGAACCACCTTCGTCAAATCTATTATATCTACCATCTCCTATGTTAGGAGCATATGCAAGAACATTAATAATATCAACAGTTCTTGATGGATTAGTACCACTAGAAGCAGTATGTGCCTTAAGTGAAGATCCTGACTGTGCTCTGTATCCAGTGAATGAGTAGTTAGCATAACCACCACATAACTTCAGTGTAGAGTTAAATGTGCTAGTAGCATCAACAGTTAGATTATTTCTAATTGTTGTGTCACCACCCTGAGAACCAATTGTAATATCAGACGCATTTAAAGCAAAGTTAAGTATACTTGTGGTACTATTACCAGATAAGAAATTAAATGTCTCAGAACTAGAATCAAAGTTAACAAAAGCACCTGCACCTCTCAATGCTGGTGAAACTACACTACCAGTGTTAGGATCAATAGTTTGTCCAAATCTTATATCACCAGCAACAGATAATACCTTAGTATCAATTTGAGTTACTGACTTAGTTTCATCACTAGCATATGCACCACCAATAACATTTCTAGATGCATTGGAACCAGAACCATCAACAGTAGCACCAATTGTTATCTGACTATCAGTACTGGTATTACCAATCTTGATATTCTGAATACCTGTTGTTACATTACCAAGTTCAATATTCTGTGCATCACCAGCAACCTTTAAACCTTGAGTTGGTCGTGCTCCAGTTGTAAGACCTTTAAAGGTTCCAGTCATAAAGAGATTAACTGTACCATCACTAATTTCTGTTGTTATATCAGCAGCCTTAGTACTACCAGTACCACCACCATTGATTGCAACATCCTCTTGGAATACAGCATCATCAGTGAACTCAGATGTTCCAGTAACAGTTAAGGTACTGTTCATATTTCCAAGGTTAGTATTAATACCAACCCTGCCACTATTTGTAGTAGAAACTCTAAATGTTGCTACACTGTTAGGACTTATACTATTACCACCAACCAAGAATGCATTATCTTCGTTAGTCTCTGTCTTAGTTACAGTAGAATTATTTGCATAAGATTGAATAGTCTTACCACTAACAAATACTGTACCAACGACATCTAAATTAGCACGTGGATCTGTCTCATCAGAAACAAATGCATTTATGTATGCGTCATGTGCAGAACGTGCTACAGTGTTGATACCAACCTTAAATTCACCAATTTTTTGGGTATTAGTTCTAAATGCTTGAGCACCAAGTACACCCCATTCCTTCCAAGAAGAAGAAGCAATTTCAAATGTTGCACCACCAGGTTGCGTTGCCCAAACATTCTCTCCACTAGGAGAAGAACTTGGATCTAGACTAATATTAAATGTACTACCAGAAGAAACAAATCCAGCATTAATCTGCCATGTTCCATTAACTTCAGAATCGGTATGTCCACCAATCTTAACTTCCATTCCAGATGAAATACCACCAGCAATAATATTATCGTTTGTAATACCAGTCTTTAACTGAACTATTACAGTACTATTATTGTTATAAACAAGTTTCTCTATCTTAGATTCTACATCAGCAAATTGATTAGCAAGAATCCAACCAAGAGATCCAGAACCACCGACTTGCTTACCCTTGAGTAACATGTCACCTGTTCTAGGTCCACCAGCAGCACCATAAGCAACAATCTGATTATTACTATAAGTAGCATCTTGATCTGGAGTTACGTTAGATGCTAGACCAGCAGTTCCAGTGATATGAGTTTGAATCTTATATCCTTGTCCTGTACCATCAGAACCACGTTGGTTCCACTGGAATACACCAGCAGTAATTCTATTACCAGCAATTATAATATCACCACCAGTCTGACGATTCTTCGTCATTGCTGTTCTATCTAAAGAACCATCATCCTTAGTATTAGAAACTAGAGAAGTTACCTTAAGTGAAGTTAGAATACCAATACCAGGAACACCTAAAGTACCATCTCTAACTGTTGATGGAACATTAATAGTTACAGGTGAATTAAATGTGCTTGTCTTATCTTGTGCTTCACCACCATTAACTGTGATATACTCATTGAATGTAACAGCAGTATCAAAGGTTGTAACAAGACTATCAACTACATCATCCTCATCAGCAGAATCAACAAGTGTTGCAGACTCTAGGAATTCTTCTTCACCAGTGATAGCATCAATCTTACGGTTACCAATGTATAGGTCACCATTAGAGTTAAGACCAGTGTAGAATACTAAACCACCATCTTCCTTCTTAGACTGAGAATAGAAGTCTTGAGTTGTAGTAAGAATAACTTCTTGTCTTGCAGGTAGACCAGTTGAGTAGTTACCTGGACCAAAACCAAGGTATTCAAACGTATGGTTACCAGCACGTGCTATAGATGGTCGTCTAAGTTCAACATATAGTCTCTGATCAACAACAACTTTGTTATCACCAGCAATAGGAATAATACGATCTTCAGCACCAGATGAAGCATTACCATCTTGTGCTATGATTCTATTATCAACAATATCTCCAGAAGTATCAACAGTTGTGTTGGTGTATTCGTTATTCTTTAATGCTTCAGTCTTAAGGAAATCAGTTACAGATTCTTTAGTAGTTGAACCCTTAAAGTCATTAACTGTAACTAAACCATGAATATAGTTGTCAGCAGCAGAATATGTTGCAGGAGGATCAACAGCATTAGGATCAACCTGTTTGAACCATACTGGATCATTCTTATAATTTAATGGATATAATTTGCTAACGGGCTGAGAGAACTTAAAGTTATGGAAGTTCTTCTGGTTACCAGCACCTTGTGGGTATGGTGAAACATTACCACGTAAAGCAGTAATGTAGAATATACCATCTTGCTGATCAAAGATACGTCTTTGGATCTCCTCAACATTAAAGATATAGAATGTATCATCAATCTCACCAACATCTTCTACAGATTCAATATAGAACTGTTTGTTATCAGCATCAGTAATAATATCACCAGGAGTTGCGGTATAAACCTTTGCTCCATTTTGTCTGTAATAGTATTCTGGTAATTCTTCCTTAATAAGATCCTTAAGTACAAGTGACTTACCATAGTCTGTGTGTGATATAAGATCAGCAAATACTGTACCCTGACTAAATCTAATATTATCAGTTGCAGAGTAATCAATTTTACCAGTAACACCCTTAAGAATTAAGTGCCACTCAGTAGTTCCAGGAACTTGTAATACAGCATGAATATAACCTGAACCTTCAGAATTACCATCCCATGTTACTGCTGATGATGCACTATATGTTCCAGCATATCCTGTCTTATCTGCTGTGAAACTACCACCTTGAGGTGCAGTAATCTTAACAGTTGTAAGAATTTCATTCTTCAATCCGATATTAGTAATACCGTGGTTGAATACAGTTAGTTCTAAGAACTCGTCACTACCTTCGGTATAATATCTACCAGACTGAACAGACATTGAAACGTAGTTCTCTGTCTCAATAACTCTAGTAAAGCTCTTAGTTCCCTTAGTATCCTTCTTATATGGATCATAGAATATATTCTCACCAGCAGCACTTTGTTTCTCAATACCCTGAGTTGAGAAATCAGAATCAGTATATCCAATAATTTCATTAGAGTTTCCACTATCTGTGGTATTATAGAACTTCGCCTTAGTTACAGTTCCACTTACCTGCTTCAATTTCAATTTCTGTGGAAGAAGTTTTCTTGTATCATCCTTCCTCATCTTGATTGTGAATCCATTCAACGGATCACGAACAGACTTCAAATACTTAGGAATTACATAACGGAAACGATAGATACGATCATCTGCTGTTCTATCATCATCAATCCTTTCAAACCAAGAATCATTGGTCTTATTATTACCAGATTGATCATTGTAAGTAGAATCATGGAATCTCTTAAGAATACTATCTGTTCTATATGCATTACTACCTACGGAAGACTCATCCTTAACCTGTAAATACCACTTACCAAATATAGGTGGTGTAGTACCTGGATTCTGATAAGTTGGGTCATACTTCATAGGTGACTCACGCTTATCAGCAAATACTGAGAAGTTATACTTTCCTGATTGAAGAGGAACAAACTCAATTAGTTCAGTATTATTGATTGCACCATTATGTGACTTGTGTATAGTAAATACCTTAGCATTTATATACCTTGCAAAGAAAAATCTATTTCCTAATATTCTGTTATTAGAATCAACAATTGCTGTATCATTAGCATTAGCACCACCTACCTCTGGTAATGATCCACCAATATTCTTTCTAAAGAATACTTTATGTGGTTCAACAGTAGCATTTTGTACATCAAATATATGTGGAACATCAGTCTCAATACCACCACTTACTGAACTTGTAAGTTCAGAAGAGTATTGATGTAAATCATATTGACCATCTAGAACAAATTGATATACATCAATCTCAACATCTGGATGTATTGCTTCAACTTCAGCAGAGTGAATGTATATACCAGCAGCAGCATTAGTCTTACTACTTGCAAGCATTAACTTCCTAGTTTGTGTACCATTAAATGCTGTCTGATTACCATAATTCTCTGGTTTTGTTACTCTACCAGGAGCAATAACATAATATAATTCATTAGGACTAAATCCATTAGGAAGTCTTACATTACGCTTATCAACTTCAACATACTTATTAGTTGATTTGTCATAACGGGGTCTTGGAACCAATCTTACGGGAGTTCCAGTTTCTAACTGATGAGGATTAGATCCTGTCAATGGTCCTGGAGTCCAATTATCAAGAGTCCATAGCGTTGCTCTCTGTGAAAGATCAGATGTAGCAGAAGGTTGAGTTCTTGGAACAGTATTAAGACCTGTCTGAATAATCGTAGTAATATTTGAAAAATACTGACGAACAGCAGTTGCTACACTGGCACACTGAGGATACACTGTACTCTGAGTAATGGTATCATCAGGTTTAGGACTATAATTTGAAGTATAACGTCCAGAAGTTAAAGTGAAGTAGAGATATGTATTAGTACTACTTGCATTAGAATTTACAGCATTACCCGTAGATAATCCCGTTGGAGAAGAATTTCTCTCAATCGTATCAAGATATCCAACAGTCTGTATAGTTCCTGTAATAATACCAAACAATGTTGTAGCTGCTGAAGCAACATTCTGACAAGGACCATTAGATACAGTTCTTGTTATATTATCAAGAGATGATGGTATAGTTATAGTATTCTTAACAATCTTGAATAGTGTATCAATAGTTGCTCTTACATCATTACAATTACCATCAGATCTAGTTCTACCAACACCACCAACTTGTATTTGCTCATCTGCTCTTACATAAGTATGATCATACTGATCTGAAACAGCTGCTGCTCCAACATTAACAGTAATAGTTGTACCAGATACAGCAGTAACTGTAGGAGGTGTTGATGATATAGGATCAGTTGCACGAGGATATGCGTGATTAGTTGCTTGGTTATCCTTAGTACAATTGAATACTATTGTCTCTGTAGGAATATGAACTATCTCACCAACCTCATAATCATGAGTTCCAATAGTAAGAGTTAAATCACCAGTTGTCTCATTATAGGAAGCGTCAGATACAGTTTCTTTACTACCAGCAAGACTTGTAGGATCTGAAATAGCATTCTTAGCAATTGTAGAAAGAGTATTAATTGTAGATTCTACACTAGAACATCTAAATGTTGCAGCAGTACGTGGAACATCAACAAGTGATGCTGGTGTTGTAATAGTATTAGTTAAGATAAGAACTAATGTATCAACAGCACTTAATGTAGTAGCACATTCTCCTGTAGTTACACCATCAGTAATTGTAGTGTCTTTCTGCTGAGCTGCTGTTGGTGTAGTATTTCCAACAGTAACAGTTACATTAGTAGCAACTTCTTTTATAATATCACGTACTTGATTAAATGCATAAACAGTTTCATTTTCTGATCCAGCAGCATGAGCACCAGCAACATACATGTTAGCAGCATCCCACACTCTATCATTACCACCATACCTTAAGTTATGAGCAACAACATCTACAACATCCTTAAGATCATCAAGACAATCAACAGAAGTATAACCACTCTGCCAAGTATAACCAGGATACTGAGTAGTCATTCTACCCAAAGCAACTTCAGCAATAAAATTCTTATTAGTAGTGATTAAAGTAAATGCATCGGCAACTTTATTATCCTGTGGATTTGCAACACCTTGAGTAATAGTAGTATCATATGTCTGAGTCTTACCATGTGTACCAATAATGAGAATCTTTTCATTTCTCATTGCTTGAATCGTTAATTCAGTAGCATCAGTAAATGCAGCAAGTGTCTGTGCTTCTTCACCAGCAACATGAGCACCTGTTACATAAAGATTTGCCATATCCCAGACACGATCATTACCACCAAATGCTACGTTATATGCAATTTCGGTAATGAAATCTTTAATATCATCAACACAATCCTGTGAGTTACCAGTAGGAGGTAAGAATCCAGGATTATTAAGAATCATTCTTGCATATGCTTCATTAGCAATTAAATCAGCATTTGAATGAATTAAATTATATGCATCACCATTTGCATTTGGTGTAGCATCATCAGTATCTTTTGTAATTGATGTATCATATGTCTGAAGTAAACCATGAGAACCAATAGGAAGAATCTTCTGATTCTTAATAACCTGAGCAGCCATTTGTTTGGCATGTTCAAATACTCTATTAGTCTCTGTCTCTTCACCAGCAACATGAGCACCAGTCTTATATGAGTATGCAGCATCCCATGTCTTATCGTTACCACCGTATGCTACGTTATCAGCAATTGCTCCTAATAGATCTACAACATCATCAACACAATCCTGTTTATGATAAGTTCTATTACCAGCAATAGAGAATGTCTTATGAACTGAATCAACTTCAGCACGTTTAAACTGATGACCATACTGTCCACCACTAGTTACAGCACCAGTAGCAGTACCACCAGCCCATGTATGAGCATACTGATCTGCTGGACCTGAAGCTCCAACATTAACAGTAATAATACCATTTTGTTTCTCAATACCATTAGTAGATGATCTAACCCACTCATGAACACTCTGTGGTAAGAATTTAATACTATCTGGTTGTGAACCATCAAATGTATGAGGAGATTCTGGTAAGAATTCAATTGCATCATTAATAGCACTTACAAAAGTATGTGGGTATTGATTCGCAGCACTTCCATCAAATCCAACATTAATCTTAAATGTTCCATCTTGTCTTGCAAGACCATTAGGATTAGCAGATGAGAATACATGAGCACCTGTATGACTAGAAAGTCCTACATTTATTTCAAATGTATCAGCATTTGAATCTACATTAGAAATCCTTAACCAACGTCCACTTGGATGATCAAATCCTGCACGTGGATATGACTTAATTCCAGATCCTAAATCACAAGTAAACTTAAGTGAATCATCAGCAATCTTAATGTAATCACCTTCAACAAAAGTATTATTTGGAACTGTAAGAACTATCTTACCAGTAGCAGAACTATAATCAGCATTTGTTATAGTATGACTAGTAGATCCAACATGAGTAATTGCTATTGATTTCTCAGCCCAAGGATCAGTACCAACACGAGGATATGTGTGTTCAGTAGCATTTGCGTCTTTTGAACACGTAAATTTCAGCGAATTATTTTTTAGAATTACCTTATCACCAACACGCATTCCGTGCTGTCCAACTGTTAAAACAAGATCGCCATTTGTTTCAGTATATGTTGCTGTTGTAGGTTTAAAGAACTTATTAGTACCAGCACTACCAACATTAATTGTTATACTTGTACCAGTTACAGATTTAATTTTTAAAGATCTACCAGATGCCTTATCTTTTCCTGCACGAGGATAAGACATAGCAGTCTTATTACCATCCATCGTACATGTGAATGAAATTGCATCATTATCAACAACAATACTTTCACCTGTAGTTAATCCATGATCAGCTCCAATATCAAGTACTAAATCTCCACTTGAAGGGTCATATGTACTCAATGGTCCTGGGGTAAATGTTTTATTAGCACCAGCAGATTCAACATTAACTTTAAATGTATTTGTGTCTGCATCAGTAACACTTAACCACTTACCAAATGTAGGATCAGATGTTCTAGGATAAGTATGCTCTGTTGCTTTTCCATCCATCTCACATTTAAATGTTAATGAATCTGGAGCAATCTTAATTCTCTGTCCATTAGCAATTCCATGATTAGGAACAGTAACTACAAGTTCACCTGTTGCAGTATCATATGTTGCACCAGTTGAGGTGTAAAAAGAACTACTTACTTTCTTAATTGGTAAAGCATTTTGATATGCTCTATCAATTCTTCTTACAACACCATTAGGAGTAGCACTTACAAAAGTATGTGGATCAGTATTAGTTGAAGGTATAGTATCTAAAACTGGAATTGTAAATGTATTAGGAGTTACATGTGTAATTGCAATATACTTATTACTAATTGGATCACTTACACGAGGGTATGCTTTAGTAGCAGCACCACCACTAGCACCACCAAAACCACAACTAAATGATAACGATTCGTCAACAATCTTAACTAGATCATCTATTTCAAATCCATGATTCTCAACATATAATGTTAAGTTTCCTGAGTTTGGATCATAATAAGTTAATTCAGCAGTACCACCAGGAATAACAGCACCAGTAGCAGTACCACCAGCCCATGTATGAGCATAGTTACCACCAGAAACTACAGCATCAGCAGCAGCCGTTACATAAGTGTGAGCAGAACCTACACTAATTGCTCCCTGTCCACCATTAACATTTACTGTAATCTTTTGACCGAGTACTTTTGTTATTGGTAGAGCATTCTGATATGCATAGTCCTTACCACTAGTAGTATTAGCACCTGTTGCACGAGGATATGAACTCTGATTATTACTTGACGCTATACCAACATTAACTGTAAATGCATCAGCAGTTACAGATGTAATAGTTACAGGATTGTTAGCAGGGTCAGTTGCACGTGGATAATCATGCTGAGTAGCATGGTTGTCAGCATCACAAGTAAACTTAACTGCACCAGCAGAAAACTGAACTGTTGATCCTACACTATAAGCATGAGAACCAATATTTACTGTTAATATACCTGTTGTGGGTTCATAATCAGCATCATAGAATGTCTCTGGTGTACCATTAATAGTAACTCCATTAGGAACAGTACCACCAACGTATTTGTGCTCACCAACAGCAGCAAGACAACTAAATGTTATTGCATCATCAGCAAGTCTGATACTTTCACCAACAGTTAATCCATGATTAACACCAATTGTCAACTCCATATCTCCAGTTGACGGATCATAATCAGCAAAGGTAACCTGATGATTTACAAGAGGTGATTGACCAACATTAATTGTAATTGTTGTTGCATCCTTAGCAGTAATAGGAGTTGTGGTATCCCAAATAGGATCTGTTGGACGTGGATATGTCTTGGTTGAAGTGCCACCATCCATTGCACATGTGAATGACAATGAATTACCAGCAATCTTAACTTGATCACCAACATCTAAACCGTGACCAGCACCAATGGTCAAAACCATCAAACCAGTTGCAGCATCATAAGTAGCATCAGTAACATCAACTACTCCTGTACCAGCAGTAACTGTATGTGTAGTTACATCTGCTCTTGGATATGTCTTTGTAGCTTGGTTATTATCCTGAGTACATTTAAATGACAGAGAATCTGTTCCTATTCTAATACTCTGTCCTACTTTTAAATCATGATCATTAATAGTTAAATCAAGATCACCAGTTGCTGTATTATATGATGCATTAGTTACATCATGTGATACTGCTAATGATTTACCAACATTAACTGTAAATGCATCATTAGTCTTTGATACAATAGGTAATACAGAATTAGCTGCTGGATCACCTAAACGAGGATACTGGTGTTCTGTACGATCAGAATCCATTCCACATGTGAATGTCAATGAATTATAATCAATTCTAACACTATCATTTTCTGCTAATACACCATCATTAGCAGCATCCTCATACTGGTGAACATAATCACCACCAGCAATAACAGCATCACCAAGAGCACTCACAAATGTATGAGCATCAGTATTAGTAGAAGGTATAGTTGTTAGAACCTGTAATGTAATTGTGTCAACAGTAACAGACTCAATGTTAATTGCTGTATCATGGAATGGGTCTGTAGCTCTAGGATATGATTTCTGAGCAGCAGTACCAGTAGCACCATTAAATCCACAACTAAACTTCAAAGATTCTTGAGCAAGTTTAATACTTGTTCCTGCTTTCAATCCATGATTTCCAATTGTCAAGGTCATTAAACCTGTGCTAGGATCATATGTAGCAGCAGTTGGTGTAAAATATCTTAAAGGTGACTTACCAACATTAACTTCAAATGTATTATTAGCAGTATTAACATTAGTAATAGTCAACCACTTACCACTTACAGGATCAGTTGCACGTGGATATGTCTTAGTAGAAGTATTATTATCCATTGCACACTTAAGTGACAATGAATTATCCTTAATTAAAATTCTTTGACCATTAGTAAAGTTATTATTAGGAATAGTTAATACTAATTTACCAGTAGCAGCAGTATAAGTCGCATCTGTTACTGTATGACTAGTAGCAGCAGACATATTATGACCAACTGACCCAACAGTTAACTCACCTGTCTGTGCATTATATGTGGTATTCTGATTAGGAGTAAACTGCTGTGTTGAAGAAGTGAGAATCATTCTCTCAACAGCTTCATTAGCAATTAAATTTCTATTAGCAAGGATTAAATTACGTGCATCACCATTTCTATCATTAACTAATTCTGCTTGATCTGTTGCAACAGGATCATTAGATGTAGTATATGACTGTGTTAAACCATGTGAACCATAAACAAATACTTTCTCCTTACGCATGACCTGAATGGCCATGTCTTTACAATAATTAAATGCATCAATTGTTTCTTGCTTCTTAGCTGCTAAATCAACAACTGAACCACTATCATAATAATATGCAGCATCCCATGTCTCAGCATTACCACCATAACCTACGTTCTCAGCAACTGCATCAATTGCTTTTGAAAGATCATCAATACACTTTGCTTTACCTGTAACAGCATCATAACCAGTAGAAGGTGTATAGTTAGGATAATCAAGAAGCATTCTCTCATATGCTTCTGTTGCAATAAATGTCTTATTATTAAGAATTAATGCACGTGCATCACCAAAACGACCAGATACAAATTTCTTCTCTGCTGTCTGTGTGTTATCACCCAACTCAATAGTTGTTGAGTCAACAACACGTTTAACAAATGTATTGTTAGGAATTACAGGAGTTGTTGGTCTTTGAGCATTACTGTTTAGTTTTCCATCATTAAACATAGATGGATCATAATCAGCAACTGTCATACCTTCTACAACACCACTGGTATCACCAATATCAACTAAAGCAGATCCATTAGTTGTTTCAACACCTGTACGCAAATACGTGAAGTTACGCATTGCAGCAATTGCCAAGTCTCTAGCATAATTGTAACCTTCTAGAGTCTCAGTTAATTCATCATTAATATATGATAAATTGTTACCTACGTAATAAGATTCAGCAGCTTGAATAGTATTAACATTACCACCAAGTCTTAAATCTTGAACAGTAGCATCAATTAAATATCCAACGTCTCTACGACATTTCTCAATCGTAATAGTTTCCTTTACCTTAAGTGCTGGATACTTAGCAAGAATACGATCATATGATTCATGTGCAATAAACTCTTTATTTGCTTCAATTAAATCAGCAGCATCAAGAGTTTTATTATTAATAGTTACACCAGATGGATTAAGAACATCCGCAGCAGCAGTAAACTTCTTAAATCCACTAGGATTTAATTTAGCACTAAAGAGATTAGTTGATCCTGGTGATACTGGAGCAAGTTTAACCTTTAGTTCATCATCATTCTTAGCACCTATACGATAACCATTAATGGTAGCAGCAGGACGCTTGGTTGGATCATATGCACTATCATCACCATGATAGATCTTAGTATGATTTCCTTGATCATTTGATGCATAAACATCAAGAGTATAATAAGATTGTCTCTTAGTCTTTCCTACCTCAGTAACAGTCTTAGGTGGAACAATATCAGTAATAAATCCACCCTTATCTTGGTTAAAGGAATATCCTTTATGACCTATAGCATGTAGTGATGTATTACCAAAGTTACTATTAGAGTTGGTGATACTCATATCACCACCAGACTCCATCAAGAAGTGATCAGCATAACCAACAGCGAATATACTAACACACTGAATGAATGCGTCTTCAGATGCACGAACGTGGAAGTTTCTCCAATCATCTTTCCAATATGCATCACCCTTAGTATGATATGGAACTGTAGCAAATGCATCTGTTAAAGATGCTTGATTGAATGTATTTGTAAACTCATCATATCTGATGAATGCTCTATCGTCTTTCTGTAGAGATACACCAGTGTACTGAGCGATAACCATTGATTTGAAACCAGTGGCTTTCAAACCATTTGCCCAGATACCACAAATACCCCATGTAGATCTAATGGAGCAGTTGAATACGTATGGAGATGCAGATTCAACAGAGTCAACCTCTGCCTTAACTACAGCATTTGGACTTAAAGCTGGACTACTAGCTGCGGTATAAGTTGTACCACTAACAAGGTTAGTAGTTGTACCAAGAGCAGCAACAGTTCCTGGAATAGTATATGTAAACTTCCTCTTATCAACCAAATCAAGAGCATTGATAGAGAATGTGCCATCTAAGGCTTCATCAAGACCATTATTCTCAATAGCAATAAACTGATTCTTAAAGTAACCATGATTAACTTTAGATGTTACTTCAACTGTTATTGTTCCAGCAGGTGATGAATCAGTACACTTAATACTGTCAATTGCACGAATATCTGATAGAGGTCCAACAATTCTAGTCTCTTGGATTCTATCACTAAACTCATTTGCATCATCAATAGTAGGTTGATACTGTGAGAATGCCTTAGCAATCTTCTGATAATATGTTGCTAATTCTTCTTTATCTGCATATTCAAATACAGTAAGCTTGTGGTGAGAGAAATTAGGTACTGCTAACTCAGTCCAAGCAGTAGCAGGACTATCAGGTGGTGGTGTTTGATTATAAACTTTACCTACACCCTCATTAACATCATATAATGGAGAAGAAGGCTCTAGATCACCATCTCTGATGGTAAACTGCCAGAAGTAACAACCACCAGTAACATTAAAGATAGCAGATCTTTTCTCTAAATTATCAGCTGGATCAGGAACGTAGAGAGGATGGACAGATGTACGGCGAAGATCATAACCAATAATAGAAGAACCACGAGGGATAATAGCACCACCCTCGCTGTTATTAAACTTGTAAAGTATATTATTAGGATCCTTAAGGTCTAGAATAGAATTATCATTCCATTCTCCCATTGCTTGATCAAAACTAAACTCATCAATTCCTTCAGTACTTAAAAGACCTGGTCTGTTGTCAATATAATGCTTACCTGGCATTACCATGACAGTGAATTGATCAAACCTATCGTTATCTGGACCTGGTTGGTAAGAATACCGTGAAATTTCTATGAATGCTCTCTGAAGAGATCTGAACGGTCTAATAGGAGAATTACCTCTATTATTCAGTTCATCTGATGCGTTAAAATCATCAGGAGACACATACAAATACTTACCAGTTTTTGAACTAATAAGATTGTCAAGTCTTGTCAAAGCCATACTGCTATTCCTATGGGTATTATCTGCCGTCCATTTATTTATACAAGCAGAACCCTTAATCTCACTTGAGTTCTAAGATTTAATATCTAGGTGATTTGAACCCTTAGGACTGTACAATATATTACCAGCAATACAACACCTACCACCAACATCACATGGCTCAACACAATGAAATTCATGTGCTAAGAAAAAAATTATTTGTCCTTCTTTAAGAAACATCTCTTCATTATCTAGTATTAAATTTGAACTTCCTTCTGGAGTCCTAACATAATAAACATAAGACAAATTATAAGGAAAATGATTATGAAATAATACTCCTTCTCCTTTATCGTAATGAACACCCCAAGATTCAGAAATTACAAACTCAGTTGGATTAAACCCCAATAATTTAGGATTATAATCACTATCACTATGTCCCTGAGCAACTAAAAATACAATCTGAGGAAGGATTTCATATATCCAATCAGAAAGTATCTTAAGCTCTTTAGATCCAGTTTTATCATTGGCAAATTGCCAATCTGTTCTTTTTCCACCACCAATAACTGCTGTCTTTACATTCTCCTTAATCAATTCATAAAGAATAGAATTTATTTTGGAAGCATGAGGAAAATCGGTAATTATTCTTTTTATTGGAGTGAAAGATAATTCTGCTGCCATAATATATCCAAAAATAAAGAGGGGCATTTCACCCCTCATGAGTTACTTGGGTAACAAGGCTAACTTAACCCCGATCTCACCTTAAGGTCATGCAAGAGCGAGTTCACGTGAGCGAACTACTGTACCCTTGACAGGACGTGAGAATGCTACGATGTTATTCGCAGCAGGTTTATCTGTTTTTGCAGATATGGGTTGCTTATGCAAGCAGCTTTCAGTCACAATCGTAATAGACCGTCAAAACCAAGTCACCCCCATGGCCAAAGGTGGAGGTGAGGGGAGTTGAACCCCTGTCCGATCCTATTCGTAAAGTCACCTAGGTAATAGTATGAGATCAGGCAATTGCTTGATCCCTGTATGTACCATTCTGTGACAATTGGCACAAAGGGGTACACACTTATCTACTTCCTCCTTTAATTTATCATATGGACCTGTTCTTGTCAAGCCTGTAATACTAACTTGCTTCTCACTGTTGTCTGCATGGTGGAGATCCATCACACATAAAGGATACTGTATATTACAACAGACACAAGGATTTGACTTGGCATCATCAACCAATTTCTGTCTATTCTCAGGACCACGTTGATTCATTCTTTTAGTCTTCCCGTGTTTTCTTGCCCACTCACGTTGGTACTGTCTATTCTTTTCCTTGTCCTTTATTGGCATCCTTTATATCCTCGTGGAGTCTCTTTGTTGCCTGTGAATTAATATATGCACGAAGCTCTGGAGTTTCTTCCCACTCCCATGTCTCCTCACGACCTTTTTTGTCAATTTTTGTCCAGGATTTTTTTTCGGTTTTCATGTTATATTCCTAATGGTTTGTCAGTTTTTTGAAATTCATAGATGACTTCACTACCCCACACTACCTTGTCATCTCTCCATCCTTGATCTCTACTCTTATAATAAACACCATTGAACTTTACTGTTGATCTTACCATACCTCCATTAATTATGCAAGCATCAGTCTTAACTTTACCATCATAATAATCTCCAGTATCAAAAAACATCATGTCGCAACAATGATTGTGATCACCCCAATCAGGTGTCCAATTCTGCACTATAATAGTACCTTGCTGTTCAAATACCCTATGCCATTTGTATCTATAAGGAGCATCTTCACCCATATAATGATACCACTGCTTAGAACTCAGTTCATTATCACTTAGACGTTCCCATCTAAGTTTACAATGAGCATATTTAGAAGGATTAGAGGCAGCTTGAAACCAATTGTCATAGAACCCTTCTAGTTTGTCACAAAAATCTAAACTAGGCATAAATATTTGTTAAAATAATATGTATTTGTTGATACCGACACATAAATAGTGGTAGAATTAGGAAGAACAAGATGAAGTGAAATACCACTTCGTTATGGTCCAAGTAATTTTAGTAGAGGTAATCTATGCATCATAATATCTTAAGCAGTAATCAATTAGCAGAGTGGAAACACTTTGAAACCGAAGACGCTAGTTACGAACTAGACCAGATAGACGATTATTACAACTGTATGATAGATGCAGAAGCAACCCATTCAGACAAACGAATATGTCAAAGTATTCTAGAATAAAACCATTAAAGACCCTCGCAAGAGGGTCTTTTTAATGCTTCTTAAATACACCAAACTTGGACAATAGCCACAATGTAACTATTGTCCACCCTATAACATACCACATCATCTATACCTCTTAGAGACAGTCATCTCTTTGGCAAATGATCCAAGATAACTAAGAGCTAACCGCAAGAATGACTTG